TTCAACGATGTCTTTAGTCGCGAACGTCACGTAGGAATGGTTCAACCATCGAACGGAACTGTGCGCGACTAAAGACATCGTTGAACTCAAAGAGTTGATACTTAGCCGCAGTTGCGATAGCCTTTTCAAGAACAATGAATAGACGGCGAACGTTGATACGGTCGAATGCGCTTGGCTTAGCAAGAAGTGTCTTATCACCATACAGTAGAGTGCCTTCACCTGGGAAGGTAGCTACTGGGTTAACACCATTCTTGTAAAGTGTGTCGCGTTCTGTCTGATTTGGAGACCAAACTAACTTAACAACATTCTTGAGTTGACCGCGATTGAAGCCAGCAGGTGACCACCATGCATCGTTTGTTTGATCTGTGCGGGCGCATAGACCAGCAGTATCAGCGTTCAAAGGAACATTGATGTATGCATCATTATAGCGATCATATTGGCGCTTCCAACCGGAGTCCATAACGGCGTATGAAGTGTTGCGATTGATATCTTCTTGGCGATATTCAACGACATCGGCAGCTTCATTACCAGCATTGTTGTATACAGATGCAAGAGGTGGCGAAAGGAATACAACGCAATCTAGGCGAGCCAATGCAATGTTATCGATTGCGTGTTGAACTACGCTTGCGGCGTGACCCCCAGTTAGAACGAGTGAAATATCGACAATCTCTTTGTTTGCAAACAGGCTATATGCATCTTGCAGGTCGCCGGTTGACGGAGTATCAAGGGCACCACCATCTAAATCCATGACTAGAGGGTCTTGGCCAGTTGCTTGACCGTCCGCTTCTGTGCCATCGAATGCAGTTGAGGCAGGCGCACCCCAGTTTCTACCTTCTGGGTGATCCATCCACCAGACATACTGTGATTGCTGGTTTAGAACTTCTTTGTAGTAGTTGTTTGTACCATCTGCCAGCTTGTTACCAAGTTGCTTAGAAGCAAAAGCAAATCTTTCAACTACTGTACCGTTTGCACCCGAAAAACGACCAGCTGTATCGACAACTACAATGTGTAGTTCGTCATTTGAACAGCCAACAGCCGCAGCCTGCGCACTTGTGCCTGGTGCAGCATCAAAGTATGAAGCATACTCCCAGCCTGCAAACGAAGTTGCGTCGGCATATTGAACTTCGAGGCTGTTGCCGTATATACCAGGATATTTAGCAGCTACTTCACCATGGTCATTTGTGCTGCCTGATGCATAAACTGCTTCATAAACATCTTGATTTGGAATAAATACGCCAGTACCTTCTGCGGTAGCATTTAATGCGTCTTCGCCCGCTGCACGAACAAGCTGCAGGTTGTTGCCATATGCCAAGAAGTTGGCGGCAGTGAACCAGTCGGTGCTGTCTAGTGGTAGACCAAAATACTTGCGTAGTTCATTTTCTGAACCTACGGTAAAAATTTCTGATACTGGGCCCCAGTTGAAGTTACCTACAAACGCACCTGCCGAAGTCGATACGGCAGGAATAACGTTTGTTAAATCCTTTTCTGCTACTAGGACACCTGGCGATAATTGAAAAGCCATATTCTTCTCCTCGTTGTAAACTTGACAATATTAACTTGTCTTTTTATGTTTTTATTTATAAAAATGTGAAAGTTACAGTAACCAACCTGAGCGGCGAGGTTCATCATCATCTTGGGACACTGTCCATAAATCACCATTTGATACGAAATAGTCTTCTTGGTGTCCATTGCTTATTGTCCCAAATGGAGTTAGTTCATCCTCGATGCTGTCCATTTGATCTTTATACATCTTCTCACGAATGTCAACATTTGTCATATCTTTAAAGTATGGATTACTTGTCATCCATGCTAATAGAACAAGACTCATTACAAGGTCATCAAAGTAACCTTCGTCTGCCTGCCAAGACCCCTGCTTTTCAATGAAAGTAGAGAACTCGGAAATAGTTTCCGCATCAAATACTAATAATTTTTGTTCTTCGAGTAGAGATTTAAGGGCAAAACATCCCTGTCTCTTTACTTGCTTCGTCATTCTAACACCGCGCTGGGTCTTTGTACCAAAGCCAGGTGATAGATATTGCTTTAGTGCAGTCTTAACGGTAGTAAGAATATTATCATACTCTAACTCCATGTGTAAAATATCTGCCACTTGTTGACCGATATCATTAATTTCAACAAGAATATATGCCTTGTTATATTCGGTACCTACCTTAGCTACGATGTTAGGAAACAGCATCGGAGCAATTTTATTATCACGATACTTAGCCACCAGTCTGTATGGCGCTTCGGTAACATCCAAAAGTGTGAAAGCAGAATAGTCTCCACCTACACCGCGAGCCGTATCTACACCCATTGCATAGATATGGCCTTCGATTGGTTCTTCGAAAATATCCAGTCCATCTTTCGTGTGAATAGGATCGATAGAACTCATAGCGCCCAAAGTCTTAGCACTAATCAGTGTGTTGCTTGAGCCAAGAAACTCACAGAGAACTTCTTGGTTGAACTTTAGTTCTCCAAGTAAGCGGAGCTGTTCTTCTGCCCATGCTTCATCTCTACCCGGAATTCTGTGGTAAGGAATGAACATTGGCACAAAGCCATTGTTACCCTTCTCCGCTTCATTCCAGAACTTCCAGAAGTGATTGTAGCCGAGAGGAGTAGAAGTCAGAAGAATCTTTGTTGTCTGACCAGCAGAAATGGTAGGATAAACAGAAGCAAAGAATTGTTCTGCGACGGTATTTGGAATAATTGCCGCTTCGTCAATGTATAGCCAGTTAACTGACTTACCACGAATACCAGATGCGGTTGTAGCAGCGGTAAAAATCTTAGAGCCGTTCTCCAGCTCTACGTCACCTTTGTTCCATGTCTTGACACCTTGCTGCATCCATAGCGGTAAGTTTTCATACATACCCTGATAACGAGCCATAACTTCACGGGCCGCAGCCGTCTTGTTGGCCATGATAGCGACCGTCTTGCTGTCTTGAAAGAGAGTATACCAAAGAATACAGGCTGCAGAGGTAATAGTCTTACCCTGCTGGCGTCCTTCCATCAGAATTGCTTTACGATTTCCAAGAATGTGAAGAACTTTTTCTTTCTGACAATCATACAACTTGAACAGCTGGAGACCATAGTCCAGTGTAACAATCTGACAATAGTTTTCAATAAAATAAATTGGATCTTCCTGGCACTTTTCAATTTCTGCCAGTTGTTCTAGTGTGAAGTTGTGTTTATGACCAATCGGCTTTAAGTTAATATTACCGTGGTACGAGGATTCCTCACTCATGATCTATGACTTTTGCTTTCTCTGCTTTCAATGCTTTGAGTAAATCGGAAGTGGAACCTGAAAAGATTATATTGTTTTGTGTATCAATATTCTGTTTCTTGGGTTCTTCTTCTCGTAATCTCTTTTTCTTGGCTTGCAAATCAAGAAGGTCTTTTGCAGCATCGCCAGTGGTTTTTATCAACTGACCTACAACTTCATACGCACGAGGACTATCGCTTGCGAGAGCGACATTCAACATACCATCGAGTGCCTGTTGACTGGTACCAATCAAATCGTTTAGTTTCTTTCGGGCCGCTAGATAATCATCCTCGATATCATCACCGGTGGACACAATTACTGGTACCGGTGGTTCTTCGACCACTGCTGGTAGTTTTTCTTCTTTCGAACTTAGAACTTCGTCCATGTGAGTGCCAAAAATGGCATCTAGTTTATCGTATTGATTATTCGTAGGCTTCATCAAATTGCTCCACATAACTCCAATCGTCTAGATAGGATGCATCATTAGGCGTATAGGTTACTTGATATTTAATTTTTTCAGAGGTGTCGGGATCAGGATTGATATTTGCATATGTATTTGCAATAGCAGTTTTAATGTAACCCTGCATATCAACTGGACCATAGAAGTTTACACCAAGTGTAAAGTTTAAATTCCATATGATTGATTGTCTCTGAGTAAACTCACCCTCGTAATTATCCTCATACGAAATATTCTCTAGTATAATTTGTAAATCTCTTTTGATTCCCATCTCTGGTATATCTGTGATAGACACACAAAAATCTGGATTGAAGAACGGTAAAATTTGTTCGATTATTTGAAGGCCGTCGTCCTGATTTTTCGTCATAATGAATAAAGAGATTGACAGATTATACGGCGTG